GTCAAAATGAAATACCCTTTGATGTCAGATAATATTACTAGAGAAGACTTAGATTTGGTAATAGAACATCTTAAAAAAGATAATCCCAAACTTACAAATGGACCAGAGTGTCGTGCTTTTGAAAAAGCATGGAGTAAATGGCTTGGTGTAAAGTATTCTGTGTTTGTCAACTCAGGCGCATCAGCAAATCTATTGTCGATGACAATGTTGAAGATCAAATATCCAGAAGGTGGTGAAGTTATCGTGCCACCATTTACATGGGTATCTGATATTGCTTCTATTCTACAATGTGGTTTTACACCAGTGTTTGTTGATATCGATTTGGACACACTTGGTATGCATGAGCATGGAATACTTAATGTGATTACTGATAAGACACGTGCTGTGTTTATTACATACGCACAGGGCTTTGATTGTTTATCTGATAGAGTATTAGAGGTTCTACGTAATCGTAATATATTTTTGATTGAAGATGTATGTGAGTCACATGGTGCAACACATAATAATAAACTGTTAGGTAGTTATGGTTGGATGTCAAACTTCTCTTTTTATTTTGCACATCATATGTCCACAATTGAAGGTGGTATGGTTTGTACAAATGATGAATATGTATATCACACAGTTCGTATGCTTCGTTCACATGGTATGGTTCGTGAGTGTGATAACTGGAGAATGTCTGAAGATTATAAAATAAGATATCCAGAATTGAATTCAGACTTTATCTTTGCACATGCCGCATATAATATGCGTAATAACGAAATTGGTGGCATACTTGGTCAGAATCAGTTGAAATATTTAAATGAAAATGTTAAACTACGTAATGAGAATTTATTTTACTTTTTGTCAAAACTAGATCAAAAGAAATATAGAGTTGACTTTAAATTGATTGGCTGTAGTAATTATGCGTTCAACATTGTATTACAATATGAATATGCAAATAAAGAATTTGTGAATAGACTAATGAATAGAATGCGTAATGAAGAGATTGAGTTTCGTCGTGGTTCAGTGGGTGGTGGCAATCAATTAAGACAGCCATATCTCAAAGGCATTGTGCCAGAAGATCATTATAAAAAGTTTCCGAATACTGAACATATGCATTTTTATTCATTCTATATTGGTAACTATCCTACGTTAAGTAAAATACAAATTAACGAAATCACAAACATATTGAACGAGATATAATATGAAGATATTAGTAACTGGTGGTGCTGGTTATATTGGATGCATTCTAACAGAATATCTGCTTCAGATGGGACATGAAACAACTGTTATTGATAATTTCATGTTTAAGCAAACGGGATTAAATCATCTTTGTGAAAATAAAAAACTCACAGTCATAAATGGTGATATTCGTAATCCACATCACATGTTGCCTCTGCTAAAGAAAGCAGATGTAATTATACCACTTGCTGCTCTTGTTGGTGCGCCACTGTGTAACAAAGATGTGGTTGGTGCTGATACAACAAATAAAGATGCGATGTTTTGGATGTTGAATGCTGTGTCGAATGAACAATGTATCATTATGCCCACAACCAACTCTGCATATGGCACAGGTGATGAAAATAATTTTTGCACAGAAAAATCACCACTACGACCAATCTCAAAGTATGCTATCGACAAAGTTGCTGTAGAAGAAAGACTGATGCAGCGTGACAACTCAATTAGCTATCGTTTGGCCACAGTTTTTGGTATGTCGCCACGTATGCGTACCGACTTATTAGTAAATGATTTAGTGTATCGTGCTGTCAATGATGGTTACGTAATTATCTTCGAAGGTCATTTCAAACGCAACTACATTCATATACGTGATGTGTGTGAAGCATTTCTACATGCAATCTATCAGTTCGATGAAATGAAAAACAATATTTATAATGTTGGTCTATCAACAGCAAATGTATCTAAGTTAGAACTTTGTGATATTATCAAGAAACATATTTCAACTTTTACAGTTGTAGAAGGTGACATCAAGAAAGATCCTGATCAACGTAATTACATTGTGTCAAATGAAAAACTAGAAGCAACAGGTTGGGTGCCATGTAATACATTAGATGATGGTGTAGAAGAACTTATTAAAGGTTATCAATATCTTAAAAATAATATTCATGGTAACGTATAATGACAAAATCAAATCATTACGTCAATAACGCAGATTTTCTAACAGCACTTGTAAAATATCGAACAGACTGTGCTACTGCTAAAAAAGAAAATAAACCAGAACCAAAAATACCAGATTATATTGGCGAATGTTTTCTAAAGATTGCAGAACATTTATCACGCAAGCCTAACTTCATTTCATACACATATCGCGATGAAATGATATCAGATGGTGTAGAAAACTGCTTGATGTATTTTCGCAACTTCGATTCCGCAAAATCAAAGAATCCATTTGCTTATTTTACACAGATAATTTATTATGCTTTTCTGCGTAGAATTATGCGTGAAAAGAAACAACTATATGTAAAATATAAAGCCACACAACAATTTGGTTTGCTCGATGAAGGCGAAATGTATGAAGATGAAAATGGTAATATGAAACAGTTTGAATTGTACGACAACATCTCCGAGTTCATATATAACTTTGAGAAAAATAAGAAAAAGAAAAAAGAAAAGAAGTCAGAGGGCCTTGAACAATTTCTTGATGATGATATAGAATAATATTATGAAAATATGTGTTCTTGGTGATACTCATTTTGGTATGAGAGGTGACTCTTTAGATTTTCATAAATACGTAGAGAAGTTCTATACGAACGTCTTCTTTCCATATCTAAAAGAACATGGTGTTACTACCATTGTACAACTTGGCGATCTTTTCGACCGCCGTAAGTTTATTAACTTCAACTCACTCTATTTGTGTCGTGAATATTTCTTTGATAAATTACGAAAAAACAATATTACGTTTATCACATTTCTTGGGAATCATGACGTATCTTTCAAAAACACCCTTCAAGTTAACTCACCACAATTACTTTTAGATGGTTATGATAATATTACTGTATTGGATACTTTTACTACAATGCAGTTTGACGGCATTGATATTGATTTGGTGCCTTGGATCTGTGATAATAACGAAGTTGAAATCACACAAAAATTAAAAGATTCTAAATCACAAATTATTTTTGGCCACTTTGAAATCGCAGGTTTTGAAATGGATCGTGGTAACATTTGCCATGAAGGTATTGATAAGTCGATATTTAATAAGTATGATATAGTTTTGTCTGGTCATTTTCATCATCGTTCCGATAATGGCCACATCTACTATGTTGGTACACCAAACGAAATAACATGGGCAGATTATAACGATTCAAGAGGTTTTGTTATCTTCGACACGCATACCCGTGAGCAAGAGTTCGTTCAAAATCCATATAAAATGTTTTACAAGTTAAATTATAATGATGAGTTAGAACATTTTGCTGAAGGATATAAATCATCATTCATGGATTATTCAATCTATGAAGGTTGTTACGTGAAAGTAATTGTGATTAATAAACTCAACCCATTTTTATTTGATTTTGTAATTGACAGTATTTACAAAGCCGGTGCTGCCGACATTTCAATTGTTGAAGATTTTACCGATGTTACAACTGATATTGATGAGGACTTAATTAATCAGGCGGAAGATACAATGACAATACTTTCCAAGTACATCGATAACTTAACAATCAACGTAGAATCTGATAAACTGAAAAACATTATGCAAGAACTTTATATTGAAGCACTGAATACCACTGCTGAATGATATCATTTAAAAAATTACGTTGGAAAAATCTGTTAAGCACCGGTAATTATTTCACTGAGATAACACTTAACAGTAACGCGAACACATTAATTGTAGGCACAAATGGTTCAGGTAAGTCAACAATGCTTGATGCCTTGTGCTTTGGTTTATTTGGTAAACCGTTTCGTGGTGTAAATAAACCAAATCTTATAAATTCAATTAATAACAGAGATACTGTAGTAGAAGTAGAGTTTTCTATTGGTAATAAAGAATTTAAAATTGTTCGTGGTATCAAACCAAACAATTTTGAAATTTACCAAGATACTGTTTTGCTGAATCAAGATGCGGCTGTAAGAGATTATCAAGACTATCTAGAGAGATTTATTCTCAAATTAAACTATAAGTCTTTTACACAGATTGTTATTCTTGGTTCAGCATCCTTTACACCGTTTATGCAGTTGTCTGCCTCTGATCGTAGAGCGATCATTGAAGATTTATTAGATATTCAAATCTTTTCTACGATGAATAGTCTCATTAAAGAAAGATTATCATCGAATAAAGATCAGACCGTGTCGAAAAAGAATAATATAGCATTATTACTTCAGAAATATAATTTAAAGAAAGAATATCAAGACAAACTTAATCAAGATAACGAAGAAAAGATAAAAGAATATGAGAGCGAAATACTTTTGCACAGAGAAACCACTTGCACCTTATATAATGACATTAACAGTTTGGAACAAACCAAGCAGACTTTATCCGATATCTGTGTTAAAATTCCTGAAAATGAAAAGAAGATTACAGCGTTTAAAAAAATTGAATCACAGATTGAGAGCAAAATATTCAAAGTGGGAAATGATAGAAGTTTCTATGAACACAATGCTGATTGCCCAACCTGTAGGCAAGCCATTACCTTGGAGTTTAAAGAGAGGCAGCTCGGAGAACTTGGCACAAAAGAAAAAGAACTTACTAGTGGTCTGACAGAGCTACAGACAAAAATTACAGAGCAAGAAAATGTAGTTGCCGAACTGCGTGAGAAAGAAAGAGAGTTATCAAATGTTCGTATTCAATTAGCCACAACACAGACTAGCATTAAAGGTTTGAATGAATCTATTAAGAAACTTGAAAAACAAATCAAACAAATACAAAAACCAAAACAAGAAGACACAAACGAAGATGAACTAGATGTTATAAAGAAAGAAGTTGAACAGGCACAAAATGAATTAAAACAGTTATTGGATGACAAAGCATACTATGATGTTGCCTCTTTATTATTGAAAGACACTGGTATCAAGACAAACATCATCAAACAATACTTGCCTGTAATAAACAAACTGGTAAACAAGTATTTAACGAGTATGGATTTCTTCGTCAATTTTAATCTTGATGAATCATTTAAAGAAACAATCAAATCTAGACATCGTGATGAGTTTTCTTACCATAACTTTTCTGAAGGTGAGAAACAAAGAATTGATATGGCACTGATGCTAACATGGCGCGCCGTTGCTAAACTGAAGAATTCTACTAATACCAATCTGTTGATACTAGATGAAGTATTTGATTCCAGTTTAGATACAAGTGGCACAGAGGATTTAATGAAAATACTTCATACTCTTGAAGATGTAAATCTATTTGTTATCAGCCATAAGGGTGATATACTGCAAGATAAATTTACAAACACAATTCGTTTTGAGAAGATTAAAAATTTTTCAAGGATAATGAAATGAGTGAAATACTAACCATTGATACTTCTGCTGGTCTACAGCAGATAGAAAAAATCGAACCACTAATGGTCTTTGACGAAAGTTATAAAATGCTTGACTTGAAAATACCTGAATACACAGGTGGTTTTCCTGCACCAGCATTAGTTACACTGGCCAAAAGAATGAAGATGACAATGAAATTATACTCTGGTCTTGGTTTATCGGCCAATCAATGCGGTGTCGCCGAAAGAATATTTGTAATTGGTACAGACGATTTTCAATTAGTTTGTATTAATCCGAAAGTTATCGATAAAGGATCTTTAGTCAAAGATAAAGAAGGTTGCTTATCTTTTCCGGGTTTATTTTTAAATATAGAAAGACCATCATGGATTGAAACAGAATTTACTAATGAGTTTGGTGAAATTAAACAATTAACACTTCATGGATTATCAGCACGTTGTTTTTTGCACGAACTTGATCATCTGAATGGAATAAGATATACTAGTCTTATCAAACCGCTTGCATTAAAAATGGCAAGACAAAAAGCAAACAAAATTGTAAAAAAAATTATTCGTGATAACAAAAAGAAATGATGTTATTTTCATCTGAAGATTATTTGAATTTAATTGGTGATTGGAGAGATCCATATCCAGTACCAATTTTAGAAGAACATAATAAAATTATTGTTGTTCGTGATGATTTATTAAACTATGGAAGTAAAATAAGATTTGCGGATTATTTTATTGGCCACGCACCTGAAAACAAAAAAATAAAAGAATGGGTTTATGGTTCTTCACCTGCCACTGGTTACGCACAAATAAGTTTACCTGTAATCTGTAAACGGTATAATAAAAAAACAGTAATGTTTATGGCTCAACGCAGTATGAATAAATTACATTCATATCAAAAATTAGGTATAGAATTAGGCGCTGAATATCATTGGGTTTCATCTGGTATGTTAAACGTAACCGAATCACGTGCAAAGAAATATGTCGCAGAGAAACCAGAAGAACGTGCGTTGTTGCCTATTGGCTTATATCATGATACTGTGATTGCATCAATCATCAAAGTTGCTAGATCATTGCCTGTACAACCGAAAGAAGTTTGGTCGGTGGGTTCATCAGGCACATTAACAAGAGGCTTGCAATTAGCGTGGCCTGATGCTACAATACATGTAGTTCAAGTAGGACATAAGATGTCTGAAAATGAAATTGGCCGAGCAATTCATCATGTGTCACCGTATAAATTCGATAAACCTGTTAAAGAAAATGATGTACCACCTTTTCCATCTGCACCCACATATGATGCAAAAGGTTGGAGTGTTATGAAAAACTATCATCAAATTTACGGTCAATCACGTGATATACTTTATTGGAATGTAGCAGGATGAAATATTTTTACGAACGAAACACAGAGTTTCTAGAATCAGATGTCAATAAAACATTTGATGAAGTGCTGTTAATGTCCAAAGAACAATTTTGTGAATGGATTATAGAGCTTCGTAAACAAATTGTTAAAAATTGGAATGAAAAAGGCAATCCACCACGTGTTGGTTATAACGAACAGGAAATTATTGATCAGTTTAACGAGATGACTTCTTTTCCTGTTTGGAAATTTGAAGAAACGGATGAACTGACAAAAGAAAAAGACGTTATTCGTAATACTAGTGCTGTTGGTAATGCTGTTAATCAGTGGTTTCCAACAATGATGAAAACAAAAATTAACTATTCCAAGAAAATTGAAAATGGTAAATCAATTTATGATTATTTTGCACGTGATGATTTGTTAAAAAACTTTTTAATATATGCTGCTAGACATTTCAAAAGAGATTCATTCTATCATCACTCTCTGCCTGTTCATTCGGGTGACAGAATACAAATAGGCACATCACACTGTACACCTACAACGCCAAAAGAATTTATTGATTGGTTTGAAACTATTGCACGTGGTTATGAAACTCATGATTATTGGCTTGATCCTACAGAAAAAGAAAACTATACTGGTTACAATGTAAATTTAAAAGCATCGAAAGATGTGGAGTTTATTATTACACGTGATAATATAGAACAATTAAAAATACCCAAGAATTGTCTTACTAATATTGACGCTAAAAAAAATGTCAATACGTATCGAATTCGTCTATATGAAAAAGGTCAAAAACTTTTTCCAGCAGGTTTTAGAGCTTTTCGTGTGTCGTTTTGTCAGTATGCGGTCAATTTTCCTCCATTAACAGCCAAATACTTGTACGAACGATACACGAATTCTTTTAAAAATCAAGATAAAATTATCATCTACGACCCCTCTGCGGGTTGGGGTGGTCGTTTGCTTGGTGCATTATCTGTAAATGATAGTCGAAACATACACTATGTCGGAACTGATCCTAATACAGATCACAACACACACAATGGTAGAACAAAGTATCATGAGTTTGCTGACTTCTTTAACACAAAGACATATAGAGCAAACGGTTTGTTTCCCAAAACACATACGTATGAAATTTTTCAACACGGTTCTGAGGAGATACACAAAGATCCTGCCTTTCAAAAGTATAAAGGCAAATTAGATTTAATATTCACTTCACCACCTTACTTCATGAAAGAGGCATACTCTGATGATGACACTCAATCATACAAGAAGTTTGGCCAATATAAATTATGGCGTGAAGGATTTTTACGACAGACACTTCAAACATGTGTGGAGTATTTAAAGCACGATAGATATCTATTGTGGAATATTGCTGATGTAAATTTTGATAAAACATCTTTGCCTTTGGAACAAGATTCAATCGACATTCTCAAAGAATTTGGTTTAGAATATAAAGGTAAACTCAAGATGGCACTGGCACAAATGCCAGGTGATAATCGTACTGATTCCGAAACAGGATTGCCTAATACTAAAAACTATTGCAAAGTTAATAACTTATGGTTAAAATATGAACCGATATTTGTTTTCTATAAATCTTGACAAAGTTTGAACTGTAGGGTATACTATATGAATGATTTGAAATGAAGAAAGTGTTGTCAAGTTTGTAACACTTGACAAACTCTAGTATATCGTATAGAATAGTGATTCAGTAACAGTCGAGGTTATCAAATGAGTAACATTCAAAATCAAAAATCTGGGTTGGCCAAACTCATGGCCACCGAGAATTTTATTGTTCAACATGCTAAAGTACGAACAGCATCGTTCGATCCTAAAAATCGTGTTCTAACTTGCCCCATCTGGGAACAAATGTCTGGCGATCTTTATGACTTGCTTATGGGTCATGAAGTTGGTCATGCTATTGATACACCTGCTGATGGTTGGCATGGTACTGTTCATGATCGTGGTGTAAACTACAAAACCTTTTTGAATGTAGTTGAAGATGCACGTATTGAGAAACGTCAGAAACGCCGTTACCCTGGTCTGCGCCGTTCGTTTACTAACGGCTTCAATGAACTCATGGACAAAGACTTCTTCGGTCTGAATGGTCGTGATTATAATCATATGACATTCATTGATCGTTTGAATCTTTACACTAAATCTAGTTACACATTACCTGTTGCATTCAATGCAATCGAACAGGCCTTTGTTGATCGTGTTCAGGCTTGTGAAACATGGGATGATGTTCTCAAAGTTACCAATGAGATTTGGGACTATTCAAAAGAAGAACAATCGAAAACACAATTGCCGCAAGATAATTTTCACTTCGGTAGTGATGGTGATGATGACGATTCTGAAACTGGTTCAAATGAAGGTGATGCTGAGACTGATGGTCAAGGCAACAAAAAATCCAAGTCAAAACAGAAAGGTGATGACGGCAATCCAGAACCTGATTTCGAATCAAAGGCTAGTTCTGATGATGAGAAAGGTGATGAAGAAAATGATGATGAGGGTGAAGATGGTAATCAAATTGTTCGCAACAAAGAATCACAAAGTGTAAATCAAGATCAAACATCTGAACCACGCTGCGAAACTGATGAAAATTTTCGTAACAATGAAAGCAAACTCATTGCAAAACATGCACGTGAGTATAAGTACATTGAAATTCCTAAACCTAATCTGTCACAGATTGTCACATCTGCAAAACGTGTACAAGAACTTTTGACTGGAGAGTTTACGAAACAACGGCCAGAAGCATATCAAACAATTGCCAATAATCTGTACAACGATTTTCGTCGTAAGAATGAGCGATTCGTTTCTCTGTTGGCAAAAGAATTTGAAATGCGTAAAGCCGCTGATAAGTTTTCAAAAGCTAAAACATCGGCAACTGGTGACATTGACGTTAGTCGCATCTTTAAATACCAGATCGATGACAACATTTTCAAAAAAGTAATGTGTGTGCCTAAAGGTAAATCACACGGTTTGATTTTGTTGATTGATAAGTCTGGTTCAATGTCTGATAACTTATCTGCATCATACGAACAGATTCTTATTTTGGCTATGTTTTGTCGTAAAGTAAACATTCCGTTTTCTGCTTACGGTTTTGGTAATGCTGATCATGTTCGTTTCATTGATTTTCCTGAAGAGGCAACAAGGGATTATTCTTATAAAAGATCGCTTGGTTGTTTTTCGGAAAAACCCAAAGAACTATCAGTATCTTCGGTGTATCTGCGTGAGATGATCAATTCTAAAATGAGTAACTCAGAGTTTTCAAAAGCGGTTAAGAATCTTCTGTGCCTCATGGATGCTTGGTCTCATAGAAATTTCTATCGACCATCTACCGATTCATTGTCAAATACACCAATGACTGAAGCCTTGATTGCTTGTCAACCTCTCATCAATGAGTTTCGGGCAACCAACAATCTTGACATTGTGAATTTGTGTCTGGTACATGATGGTGATGCCGATGATATCAAATCATATTACGGACCCAACGATGTTGATACTGGCTTACGAAGCCCTTTCAACTCTGATTATCAAAATGTTTTTCTGTGCGATAAGAAAAACAAAGTACAGGAAGAACTACGTCACGGTGATGATTCTGTGCGTATTGCTATCTGTAATTGGTTGACCAAAACAACCGGTGCTAAAATCATTGGCTTTTATTTGGCAAATCAACATGCAATTAAAGGTGCTTTACGCCGTCGTTTATTTAATGCCGAACTTGATGAACTGCATAAAGATGAACGTAAAAATTACTATGCATTGAAAGATGCTTATACTAAGTATGGTAAGATTGTACGCAAAGATAAGTTTATCGAATCAAAGAATCCTGGCTATGAATCATTCTTTATTCTACCCGGCGGTTCTGATCTAAGTGTTGATAATGAAGACTTTGAAGCACCTTCAAAAATCAATACGGCAAATTTGACTAAAGCGTTTAGTAAGTTCACTAAGAATCGTCAAGTCAATCGTGTTTTGGTATCACGTTTTATCGATATAATAGCAGTTTGATAACACTCCACCACTTGACAAAGTGGTGGGTTTCATTTATAATAGTAGTTCCTAATGTGATGGAAAGTTTATATTATGACAACTCGTTCAGAAAAACGCCAAAAACTTATTGATGCACTTATTGCAACAGGTAAGTCTCAACTAACATTGTCAGAAGTGAAAGATGTTGCTGCCAATGCTGGTTTAGCAATTCCATACTGGTTCACCAATGAAGAGTCTAATAAGGTCAAACGTGGTATATATCGTGTTCCTGGTGCTTCTATCACAGCACCAGCAGCATCGGCTATCGACATGGTAGCGCAAGTGATTCCTTTCTCAAAACCAGAATCAGTACAGGGTAATCGTATTACGAATGTGACAACTGATCTTGAGATTGGTAATTTGATACCTTCTCAATATAGCAACTATGTACCTTTTGGTAACTTTGAGGATGTATTATCAATTGTGAAATCAAATCAGTTCTTTCCAGTGTTTATTGCCGGTCAATCTGGTAATGGTAAAACAATGTCGATTGAACAAGCCTGTGCTAAAGCAAAACGTAAATTCGTTTGCGTATCAATGACACCTGATTCTGATGAAGGTGACTTGCTTGGTAACTATGTGTTGATTAACGGTCAGATGGAGTGGCGTGATGGTCCCGTTACTGTTGCAGCCCGTCAGGGTGCTGTGCTTTGTATCGATGAGATTGATTACGGCGCACAAAATCTGTCGTGCTTGCAACGTGTGCTTGAGGGTAAACCATTCTTGCTCAAGAAAAAGAATGAGTTAGTGACACCTGCGCCTGGCTTTACTGTGTTTGCTACTGCTAACACAAAGGGTAAGGGCTCTGATGATGGTCGTTATATGTTCACCAATGTATTGAATGAGGCGTTTCTTGAACGTTTTCCTAATACAATGGAGCAAGAGTTTCCACCTGCACGTATCGAAGAAAAGATTATCAACAAAGAACTTGATTCGGTCAATCGTTCAGATGAAACTTTTGCCAAAAATCTTGTATCGTGGGCAAATGTAATTCGTAATACGTTTGCTGATGGTGGTTGCGATGAAGTTATTTCGACCCGCCGTTTGGTACACATTGTTAAAACATTCGGTATCTATGGTGATAAGAAAAAAGCGATTGAGTATTGCTTGAATCGTTTTGATGCCGATACTAAGATTACCTTTCTTGATCTGTATACTAAGATTGATGCTGGTATCGATCCAAATGCTGCACCAGCAGTTACCGATGAAGTACCGATAACTACTTCTGAAGAACAACCGTTCTAAGGTAGTCTTTTACTTTTGCCGCAGAGAGTGTTGACACACTCTCTGTTTTTTTATATAATGTTAAGTATGTAGAGAAAAGTCGCCTCTACCTTTTTAATTTGTGCGACTAATTTTTTATGGAGTAAATTGATGAGTAAGTCCGTTAAAGAAAAAATTCTTGCATTTCTTTCCAAAGACTCT